GGCGATTTGACCAGGGGCGAACCTCCAATGTGCGGTGGCCCTGCCTGTGGTCATTGGTCAGTTATCACAGGTGTGCAGGGACGACACAGCCCGGTCGGCGATCAGTATTACGTCATGCACGATCCGATGGGTTATCCCTTGATGGATAAGGGTGGCCACGATCTCTCGCGATCAGGCAAATCCGTCCGGATCCGACAGTCAGAGTTCAACTACCGATGGCTCATAGAGGGGCCAGATTCCGGTTGGATGATCACCATTAGGCCATGACCATGCGGAGGCCCCATGTCTTTCGACTGGATGATCGTGACCCCATCAGCCGAGGAATCCTTCGAGACTGAAAAGATGGTGCGGTCGATTTTGAGCACCGACGACGTGGCAGAGCTGCAGGGCCTCTGCGTCAGCTTGACCAGAGCTAACCGTCAGACCGCGCTTCTTCTTCAGCAGGCGGTGGGCCGGATTGCTGAGATGGACTGTCAGGGGCTGCGCGGCGCTTGATGCCTAGGCGGTCAGCCTTGATAGCCGCCAACAATTTGGTGTAGTGATCGAGGCCTGCCAAAAAGGGCGAGAAAAACTCGCCCTCAAGGATCAGCCCCATTTTGTCCAGCTCTCGAAAGGCTTGGAGTTCAGGGCCTGCCATCAGAAAGGGATGTCGTCGCTGACGGGTTCTGTGGCTGGAGCCTGAAACGCTGGCGGGTTGATATTGCCGAACCAGCCTTCGTCATCAAACTGCCCATCCTTTGCCTTGAAGTACACAGTTAGGCAAGGCACCGTTTTGCGTTCCTGTGCCTCGTAATCCCAGACCGTCATCTCTTTCTGCTTTTTGGGGTCATCCAGGCAGTTGACCAGATGCTGGCCAAAGGCAACCACAGATTCGACAGGGATCTGCAGGCGCAGGCTTTTGCCGTTCGGGTTGTATTTGTCGTCAGCACCGTTTTGAAAAATGCTCCACTTGCCGGGAACGGGGAGAGCAGGGTTGAAATCAGCCATTTGTTTTGTGCGGGGTGATTGAGTTGGCCAGCTCGAAGGCCAGCACGTCGTGGAGCTTGTATCGGATCCGTGGGGCGCGGGGGCCAAAGACCTGGCGCACTTCGTAGAAGACAGGACCAGTGCCTGCCTGTCGGTAACGGCGCAAAGTGTTGGGGTGTTTGCCCCATCGCCGCGCTAACTGCTGTTCTGAAAAGTAGGGCCCGGAATAGTTCGGGTCATGGTTTGCCTGGGTCATGGTCATGCGGTTGCCACCTTTTCAACTTCGGCCTTTCTTGCATTCAGCGCCTTCATCAAATCCTGTTTGTGGGCGTTGGTGAATCCAAGGTCTTTGCCAGCGGCGTCTTTGCCTTCGCGGATTGCTTTTTCGATAATCATCCAGTTGGCACTAGGGCCAGCGTTCATGATCTTGGTTTTCCAGGTGTAAAACGGCCCGTCTTGGATCTCTTCTTTGATCACCTTTTCTTGGCGCTTGTACTCCGGGCTGGGGTCTGGCCGCAGCGTTGGTGCAGGCTCTGACCCACGGGTCAGGTTCTCGGCGTTCTCTTCCTTGTCATACAAGGGCAAACCGAACTGGTTGCCGAACGTTCGCAGGGCCCGTTTAATCGCGTCGGTCTCTGCGCCTTTTACGGCCATCTCGTGGTCATGGCTGCTGTCGCCGCCCCACCCTTCACGGGTCACACCACCGGCTTTGACGCGAACGCGGGCGATGTAGGTAATGGGGCTTTCCTTCACACATTCCATGTGAATGGTTTCGCAGCTCCAGCCATCGAACCCAAAGATCCGGTTTGCTTCGGCAATGGCGTGTTCACCAGAGATGTAGTCGAGAGTGCGACCACCGGCACCCTTGCGCTTTTTGACGTTGTTGAGATCAAGCGGCGCACGCAAGGCATCCTTAGCGGCTTGATCCAGAAGCATTGTTGACATGTCCATTAGCTGTACCAGTTGGGGAGAGAAAGGGTTTGAGGTTCGAGCGGGGTGTGTCCCGGCCAGTCGTTAAACACTCGACAGTTGGCGATGAGGTCCAGGGCCTTGCGGCGTAAGTAGCGGCCCTCTGCCATTGCGTCGTCATCGAGCTGATACACGCCGATCTGAAAAGGCGGCTCACGTTCAACGACCACAAAGACGAACCGCTGCATTCCGGACATTTCCAGATAATGAGCTGCCTGCAGGTGGTATTTGAAGTTGGCCACCTGTTTGGCAAAGTTGGCCGGGCTTGCCCCACCAGCGGCCACCGTTTTGAGATCAACGATGGTGTCGCTTTCAGTGATCCAATCCAGCCGAGCCTTCATGGGCAAGGCTGTTCGGTCGTCTTCACTGAAGAAGGACTGCTCAGCCAAGCCATCAACAAAGAAGCTGTTGCACAAAAGATTGCCGCTGACGGCATGATTCATGCCCAAGGCCTTTTCGTATTGGGCCAGGGTGATGGGCTGCCGTCCGCTTTCTATGGCTTCCTTGGCCTCTTCCTTGCCTGCTTTGGTGTTGCGTGGGCCGCACACCTTGTAGGTGCTGTTGAACTTGTCAGGTTCAAGGATGAACGCATGAGCCAAGGTGCCTTCAATCATCTGAGGGCTGGGCTTCCGTTCAGCGCGTCCGCCTTCGTGCTTCATCCAATGGAGAAGCTCAGGGGACTCCAAGGCCTGCTTCATGTCACTCTGGCTGTAGCCAGGGTTGCTGAAGTAATCGGCTTCAGGGACGTTCATCAAACGTCCTCCCGGTTCCAGTGAATGGAGCCAGGGCCGTACATGCCTTGAAGCTCAGGCCACGTCCGCAAGATCTTCCCCACGTTGTCCGGGTCAGCAACCAGGCCAGCTGTCGCGAGACTTCGGATGAAGCTGCCGCCATGCACCTGAGCGATTTGGAACATGCGGACAATCTCGCTTTGAGTCATTTCCTGTGAATCGGGTTGATCTTTTGTAGCCGTCTGTGATGCCCTGAAGGCACCTTCGGCTAAGGCCCAGTTCCATTGCACAGGCCCTTTGCCTGTGATGCCTTTGGTCCTGTAGTGGACGCCTTTCCGCCATGGACTGGCTTCTGCGTTTTTGAGCTTGCGGATGGTTTGGGGATGAATCCCCATATGTTCCGCAAAATCAAAGGTGCCGATCCAAGTTGAGCTAGGCTGTGATTGGGCAGATTCCATTAGCAACGCCAGGGGTGGTTGTAGCACTGGGGTTTGTCCTCCTATTTGAGCTTGAAGTGATAACGCACATCCTCCGCATAGATCTTGGCTAGTTCTGCGCCGCTGAAAGTTCCATCACAGCAATTTTTGCTGGGCTCAAAGATGTGCTCAAAAGCTTGTACCAAGCCGAAAACAACCTTGCTGTAATACTGCTCCTGAACTGTTCCGCCGTAATCGCTGAACTTGTTGAAGGCCTTGAAGATCTCATCAACCATCTCAGCGGTGCTGTTGATTGACGCGAGGTCGATTTCAAACACCAAGTGGTTGTCGTAGATCAGGGTGAGATCTGTGTGATTGAACGTCCAGTTGTTCCATTTACGGGATGGACCTTTGAGGTAGTGACGGCCAGAAGGAAACAGACTCATCGCTGCAGCTCCTCGCAGGCGGCCTGCACGCCGAGGCGGCAGTCGCGTTCAGTCATCTGGTCGAGGGTGCTGGTCAAAGACAGCCAGGCGGCACCGCCGAACAGCAGGCAGAACAAAACGGTGAAGACTGGGCCATACCACTGAGGGGTCTGAGGCCGGGCATATAGCCGGGCGGTTTGGTAGCGGACTTGTTTCATGAGTTTGGGGGAGAAGGCCCCCGAAGGGGCCGGGTGGATCAGACGCGGGAACGCAGCTCGGCCTGGATCATCTCGACGTTTTCCAACAGGCGGGCTTTTCTGGTGGCGCTGTTGGTGATGACGGCCTGGGCGGACATCTCAAGAGAGTTGTCCATCAGGATCAGGGTGTCGATGGTCTTGCAGCGTTCGGAAGTCCAGAAGTTCATCGGGGTGGTTGATTGAACTGATCCAAGTATGGAGCCGACTTGGTAGGTGAGTAGTACCCCTTGTGCAGCCTTTTAGATTGGCACAAAAAAGGGGGCCGCAGCCCCCAGGGTCAGTCGATGGATTCCAAGAACTTGCGCTCTTGGTTCAGGTGCTCATTCAGGTCATCCAGCAGTTGCTGGTGTTGTTCCTGTACCTTGCGGTCTAGCTCCTGCTGATGGGCCACAAGGGCTTTCAAGCGGTCGGAGATGCGTTCCATGGGGTGGTTGTGGAGGCCTATCTATTCTGCCCCTCCTGGTCGGTGTTTGGTAGGGATTGTGCAGGATCTGAGGCTGGCACATTGTTGCGAGCGGCCTTCTTTGCTTCAAGGTCACTGATGGCCTTTTGCCATAAGCCATTGGCTTCCTGCATCTGGGCATACCAATCTTTGGCTACCTGTGCCGATCGAGCTTTCTGCAACTCCTCCCATTCGGCAAGTTTTCTTTTTTTCTCTTCCTCTGCAATTTTCTGCTGCTGAATTCTCTCGTCGCGGGCCTTGCAATGGTTCATTAGATGGCACAGCAGCTGTTTGGGCTCATACATGGCCTGCGTCTTCTTTTTGCCGTACTGAAAAACGCCGGACTTAAGAGGGCCGACAATGTTCCAGGGGAAAGCTTTTCCATCCACCATGTCCTGGATAATTGAATCACTTAGCTGTTTGTTGTATCGAATGTTTTCAAACATCTCTCGACTAATGATGATTCGACGCACTTCGCCAAATGCCTTTTGCCTGTCAAGCCATCCTTCTTCCTTGAGAACTTCTAGCTTTGCGTCAAGCTCGGCCCTGGCTTGCTGCTTCCGAGCTGCTTCTCTGTGATTGGTCTCTTTGTTTACTTCGTAGGCCAGTTGCTCTAGCTCTGCATCTGTCAGATGCTTGAAGTTGCCATAGGACTTGAGCCTGCCCGCACTCCTGCCGACGACCACCTGGGGCCGCACAACAGACTGCACAGGTTTGGCTTGCTTCAGGGCCTCTAGCTCCTGGTGCCATTGCTCGTACTTGTCAGGGTGGTGCCCCATCTGGGTGATTTTGTCTTCAAGCCATAGGCGGCGCTTTTGCGTATTTTCTTGCTCGCCATACATCGGGTTGACGTACTTGCTCACTGGAGTTCCTCCCGAAGGCGTTCAATAGAGGCAAGGATTTCGTCGGCGCTGCCCTCGCCGATGTTGTTGATCAACAGCAGGTCTCGTCGGGTCAACGTCATTACGGCCCCAACGGTCTTGTAACCACGTCGCCACAAGGCGTTGTGGGCACGGATCGGCAGCATGAGCCGCTGCAATGGCATCTCGTGCAGGCTCTCTTTCTTGGAAGGCTCCAGGACCTCGCAAAGATCGCGGATGTCTTCGCGGGTTAGAGATTTGCCCTCTGGGGTGTCCCAAGCCATGACACCACCGGCCAGGTCTTCGTGGATCAGGCTGGCCAGGTAGGACAAATGGACTTTGGTCAGTTTGGCGGTCAGGTTTGCTAGTTGAGTCAAGTTTTTGTCTGCCACGGTCATGAAAAAAGGGGAGGCCCGGAGGCCTCAGAACTGAGCAGCAAGGCCGGTGGCCAGGTGCTTAAAGAAGTGGTGAAAGTCGCCGTTGCGGAAGTCCAGCTGCTGAAGAATGCCGGTGATCTGCTGGCGCTCTTGGCCCTTGGTGCTCAGGATGCGGTCGATCACAACGTCGGTGGTGATGATGTGCGCATCGCCGGTCACAGGGCTGGTGACTTCGTAGGTCTGGATGGTGAAGTCTTTTTCAGCGAAGAAGGTGGAGAGGTTCATTGGGGTGGCTGTCTGAACTGAGCTAAGTATGGGCCCAGTTGGTAGCCAGGTGGTAGGGATTGTGCAGCTTGTTGAGTTGGCACAACCCCTAGGCTTATTGTGCCTGGGCTTTGACCTGAATCTCGAAGGTGATGCCGTACTTGTCCGCAGTGTCAGTGAACTCCTCGGCAATCAGTTTCCAGGCTTCCTGGACCTTTTGAGTGTCCCAGTCATAGTTCCCTTTGTTTGAGCAGTTGGCGATCTTGCGGAGGGTGTCGCGCAACGTGTCGACACGGGCGGGGAACATGCGGGCAAAGCGTGCCCGCTTCTCTTGTTGCTTGCCTGTTGTGGTCATTGGTCAAGGGTGGTTGGCTGATCTGCAGCAAATATGGCCCTTATTGGTAGGTGTTTGGTAGGTACTAGGCCAGAGTTTCAATCGTCACACTTGCCCCTGGACGTTCTCCAGGCTCGCAGTATCTCTGGCACGCGGTCAGCATCACAACGCAACAATCGTCGGCAACTGCCGCCCCGGTCAGCCCATCCAGCAACGACCTGCAGCATTTGTCGATGTCGTTTCGTTTGACGGTGTAATGCCTGCGAGCTGATGGACGCAGATTGCCTTTCGCCCCAAAATCACCCTTAGGGCGCAGAAACCGGAACTCAACGGTCACGCTGCAGGCTTCTTCAATCAGTTCCCCGCAGGCGGCCAATGCCTCAGTTCTTACAGCGTCTCTCCAAGGCGCGACACGTTCTGAGGCTTCTCGCATCCCGAAACGGGTGCGAATTTTTGACCCTTGCGGTGCGGCTTCGATACCTGAAATTTCGATGTCGTAACGCATAAAAAAGCGGGGTGCTCTAGGCCCCGCTCAGTGCAGCAATGCTCTTCAACGCTAATTCATGTCTTTCATCCCGCAAGGCGTCCCGTTCACGTCACTTCCAACAGCACTCCGCGGAACACTTCAACCGAATCAGTTGGCGGTCCTTTGGGTCATTCAGACCTACGCGGGAGCCAACGCCGATTGTTGGCCGTCGATCAAAACCATCGCCGATGGTGCGTGTGTTTCTGTCCGTACTGCTCGGGCTGTTGCTGGGCAGCTGGAGTCCATGGGACTCCTCCAGCGGGAATCACGTCGAAACGATCGAGGCGACTGCTGCACAAACCTCTACCGGGTCACCGTCAATCACCTGGCAAACGTCGCCCCACCATCACTAGACCCCCCGGCAGCTCGTGCCGTACCCCCCGGCATTAAATGCCCCACCCCCCGGCAAATGGTGCCGGACCCCCCGGCAGGAGATGCCGCCGAACTAAATACAAAAGAACTAAATACAGAAGAACTACAAACAGCCAGTAAAGCTGCAAAAGGCCGAAAGCCAGCACGAAACGCCTACAGCGAAGAGTTCCAGGCCTTTTGGCAGCAGTATCAGAAAATTGGCAATCGAGCGACGGGCCAGTCAAAGCCCAAGGCATGGGTCGAATACAAAAAGCTCGCCAAAGGCGTCCAGGAGCGCCTACAAGGCGCTTTGGCGGCTTCGTTGAAGGATCAGGCCAGAGGAGAGCAAAAGGGCCGGTTCCTGACCTGTTACCCCGATTGCTTCCGTTGGCTTCGTGATGGCCGTTATGAATCCTTCCTGGAAACTGCCACACCCGCTCTGGCCAAGCCTTCGCACCTGACTCACCCTGACGCTCAGGAAGGCGATCCCTTCTAAACCCACCCCTGGCCAATGACTTCATCCCACAAGCGGTCCTCGCTAGACCGCGACACAACCTTCTACGCCCCGAAGGTCTCTTGCTTCGCCTGTTACGACACTGGCATCGTCACAAATGGCGACGGGCTCCTGAACCACTACTTGCCCGACTACGACGCCGAAATTATCGACGGCATCACCCATCGGCATGGTGGCTCCGATTTAGCCGTTATCTGTCATTGCGTTGCGGCCTACGACTCCCAGGACTTCGACGCCCAAACCACCCGCGCCGGGTTCCGTGATTCCTCTGGTGTTCGCGCAACCGACACCAACGGCCGACAGCAGGCCCTGGGCGTCAACGTCGATAAAGACATCATCCGAGACATTCACCGTCAACGTCGAGCTAACTGGGAGGCAACCGCACGCGATCTCAACTCGTTAAGGCAACAGGTGCGCTCTGGTCTAAATCCCCAGTTGCCTGCATACATTGCCGACGTGAAAGAGCAGCTCAGGAACGTTGAGCAGCTCCTACCTTCAATCGACTGAAATGCCCCCTCTGTCCATCAGGCAACAGCCTGTCGTCTCCAGGCTGTCTGTCCTTGTTGATGAGGCCAAAGCCGTGGCCTCTGCCGTTCTCGATAACTCAATCGACGAATCACGGCCTATACCTGTCGAAACTCAACAACATCTCTGCAAACAATTTGCAGAACTCAATGCACTAATCGACCGCGCATCTCATGGCTAGAGTCACAATCACCCTGGAACAAGAGCAGCTTGATGCCTACAAGCGCATCGCTGAGCAAGAGCTGAGGCCGCTCTCACACGTCATCACTGACCACCTGACCAGTACAGATTTCAAGCCCTCTACATCGCAGCTCTATAAGGCTGCGGCCGATGTTCACTACCGATACAAGGGCTTTCTGTCCCGCGATCAGGCGTTTCACATAACCTCAGTCGCTCTTAATTCACTTCACCAGTCTTCCAAGCCCTGTTAACGTCAGGGCATGGCTGGCAAATCAACCAATATAGAAATCGACGAGCGGATAAATACCGTTTACAAACTCTTATTGGAAGGAAATAGCAGAACTCAGATTCTGCAATATGGCGCGGATGCCTGGAACCTCAAGCCTCGCCAGCTAGAGGAGTACATCAAGCGGGCCCGTGATCACCAGCGCCTGGACGCTGAGCTGGAGCGCCCTGAATGGCTTCATGAATCGCTCTGTGCCCTCAAGGACATTCAGCGCAAGGCCACCAACAAAAGCCAATACAGCACAGCCCTCAAAGCCATCGAACTGCAAGCCCGTCTCCTGCGCTTCGAGATGTCATGAGCCTGGCTGATGACGTTGTAGGCAGTGAGCCGCTGCTAGCTCCAATCCTTGACCTGCAGCGTTTCAGCAAGCCGACCACCGCAGAAGTTCTGCAGCGTGTCCAAACGGGGTTGCTTCCGCATCAGATCGCTTTTTGCCAGGACACGGAACACCGCAAACTTGGCCTGGTATGTGGTTTCGGAGCGGGCAAAACCTACGGCTTAATTTGCAAAAGCCTCTACATGGCGGCCCTAAACGTGGGCCACGTTTCTGCCCTGTTTGAGCCGATCGCTCCCATGCTCAGAGATATTCTCATGAGAACCATGGACGATTTGCTCCAGAAGTGGGAGATTCCCTACGACTTTCGGGTCAGTCCACTGCCCGAATATCGAATCCATTTCAGAGAGGGCTCGCACACTATTCTTCTTCGCACCATGGAAACGGCCAACAGGATCCGTGGTCAGAACCTGTGCGCCGTTGGTTTTGATGAGGCCGACACTGCCAGCAAGACCGTTGCAACCCAGGCCATGCGGATGGCCCTTGCACGTCTGCGCTCTGGCAACGTCCAGCAGTTCTATGCGGCCACCACACCAGAGGGCTTTGGCTGGGCTTTTGACACCTTTGAGAAAAACGCAGGCGATGACACCGCGTTGATTCGCGCTAAAACTACGGACAACCCTTTCCTTCCAGACGGGTTCATTGATTCTTTACTCCAGAATTACCCAGAGCAACTCATTCAGTCCTATCTCAACGGAGTCTTTGTAAACCTGAACACTGGCCAGGTTTACGACCGTTTCGACCGAGCGAAGCACGTTATTAAGGCGGCCCCGGTCAATTTGGACAATGAGCCACGCCACTGGGGCTGTGATTTCAATATCGGGAATTGCAGAGCAGTGTGCGGGGTATGCCTGGGCAATTCATTTCTCCTAATCGACGAAGTGAAAGCCCATGACACTGACGCAATGGCAAAGGCCATTAAAGAAAGATCAGCTCACTTACAAGTTCCTGTATATGTCTACCCTGACAGCTCAGGCGGAAACCGCAGCACTAATGCCGCGACAACTGACATCGAGCTTCTGCGCATGGCCGGTCTCTCCGTCGTTGCCGGTAAATCAAACCCTCTCATCCGTGATCGGGTGGCTGCTGTTCAAGCTCTGCTGGAGAACGGCAAGGGTGAAGTCAGGCTCCAGGTCCTTGAGAAGTGCGAAAAGATGATCGAGTGTTTAGAGCTGCAGGGGTATTCAGAAAGAAACCCAGAGGAGCCCGACAAAGAGGCTGGTTATGACCACCTCAATGATGCTCTTGGCTACGCGGTTTGGGCTCTATACAACCCGCTACACGTCCGGGCAGGGCGTGGCACCGGAATCAGAGTATATTGATTGCACTGAACTTTGCCCCTGAAGGCAACCCGGCTTCGAGTCGGCACGCCTTACAAAACCGGACTGTTGGACGCAACGGGCTGATGGAGGCAGCAGGGTTTAGGGCATTGAGAGGGGGGCTGACTTTCAAAGTCGTCCCCCTTTCTTGTGTCTGTAGTTCTCTCGATTAACATCAAAATATTGGTAGGGGCTTGGCCGTGTATTCATCTGGCATCGGTGGCGCTAAGCGTGTTGGCAACGTCAGCACCGTGGATTCACCTAACCAGGCCTTCATGAATATGGCCGACCATTGGAGTCTCTTGGAGACCCTGTTAGGCGGCACCTATGCACTGCGTAAGGGTCATCGCAAATTTCTTCCGCAATACCCACGCGAGGATGATCTCTCATATGACAACCGTCTGAAGATCAGCTGTCTCAGCCCCTTTTACGCTCGCATTGAAAAGATGTTGGCGGGCATGTTGACCCGCAAGCCGGTCAGATTGACCGATGTGAGCGACACGATCACAGAGCACCTATTTGACGCAGATCTGCAGGGCAACGACATCACCCAGTTTTTGTATGAGGCCACAAGGATCTGCCTGCGCTACGGCCACGTCGGCGTTCTGGTCGATGCTGCGGCTGATGGCAGCGGACGGCCCTACTTCGTCCGATATACGCCTAGGGACATCCTTGGCTGGCGCAGTGAAATCGTTGACGGCACACAGAAGCTGACCCAGCTGCGCTTGTTTGAAACCACCACTGAGCCTGAAGGTGATTACGGAGAAAAGGTCATTGAGCAGGTGCGGGTGCTGACCCCTGGGGCCTATGAAATCCACCGCAAGGAAAAAGACGGCGAGTTCAAGCTGTTTGATGAGGGCACAACCACCGTCAAAGAGATCCCGTTCTCTGTCGCTTACTCCAACCGCGTTGGCCTGCTGGAGTCGCGGCCGCCGATGAACGACATCGCAGAGCTGAATCTCAAGCATTATCAGGCCAGTTCTGATCTCAGCAACCAGCTGAGAATCAGCGCGGTGCCTTTCCTGGCCATTTATGGAATGCCGCCAAGCGCGGAGGAGATCACCGCTGGCCCTTCAGAGGCCATGAGCCTGCCCACTGATTCACGGGTTGAGTTTGTCGAGCCATCGGGCAACAGCTACGAGGCGCAGTTCAAACACCTGGACCGCATCGCGGAAGAAATCAACACTCTGGCGCTGGCCAGTGTTCTGGGCCAGAAGCTGTCAGCTGAAACGGCTGAATCAAAGCGCATCGACCGCAGCCAAGGCGACTCCACAATGATGCTCATCGCGCAGCAGATGCAGGATCTGCTGGACAACTGCTTGAGGTTTCATGCCGAGTATTTGAACGACAGCCAGCCCGGCACGGCTTACGTCAATCGGGACTTTCTCGGCCAACGTTTGCAGCCGCAGGAGATCCAAGCATTGCTGCAGCTTTATACCGCCGGGACTATCACCCAGAAAACCTTGCTTGAAGAACTCAACAAGGGAGAGGTACTGGATGATCTGGACGTTGAAGAAGAACTTGAGGCGCTTGAGATGGGCGGCCTTTCAGGTACGCAGGAACCTGAGCAAGAGGAAGAGCCAGAAGAAGAAGATGAGGATACGCTGCCGGAAGAGGATGAGGACTTAGACGATGTGGAGGAATAAGCCGGAGCGCCGTGAGCGGAACTTATTTGTTTTTCAAGGCGAATGTATGGGCCCTCACTTCGGCATCGTCAGAACTACTTGGTATGACAATGGGCAGATCAGCGGCATACAGGAAACAAGGCTACGGGATAGCAGTGACTGGGTGGTTAATTCAGCCAAGTTCACCGCAGTAGTTGGGACGGCATTGAGAGAAGGTGCGGACGTGTCTGTTTACATCGACTGTGATCCTGCTGACCTGGGCCTGGAGGATCTGTGACCGCTACGCCTAGCAAGGGGGAACAGGTCAGGTTTCTTGAGAACACCATCAAGCCGGGTGGTGTTGCGGGTGTTCCTGAGAGCTACTACCGCAAGGCGCTGGATCTAAATCGATTCAGCAACAGCGTTGCCAACAAGTTGCTGGAGTCTTATCGGCGGCAAATCGTCAAAGCCGTGCGGGCGCTGGAACGTATCGACAAGATGCCCAGCAGCAAGAAACCGCAGTTCAAGGCCGCAAGGATGCGGGCCCTGATCAAACAGAACCTGGACGCCATGAAGAAGTGGTCAGGGCAGAGCGTTGAGGAGTTGATTAAACAGCTGGACGGCCTGGCTGATATTGAAGTTGCGTTTGCTAAGGCAGAGTTACAGCGGGCAGTGCCTGCAGCGGTCAAGACCCAGGTGCGGACCGTTGAGGTCACTGAGTCCTTCGCTAAGGCCGTGGTGAAAGCTGACCCACTGGATGTCGGCACCAACCTGTTGCAGGGCAGCTTTGAGGAGGCGGTCAAAGGGCCGGGTTCAGTCATGAAGCTGACGGCACGGCAGGGCGCTGTGATCCGGATGCCTGACGGGACCAGCATCGTTAAGGCGTTTCGTGGTCTGGCTGAACGGCAAGGCGAGCTGTTTTCTCGTGCGGTTCTGGATGGCCTACTTACGGGTGAGAGCACGGAATCAATCGCCCGATCGTTGTATGGAGAGCTGGGCTTTTCCACAGAGGCACTGACCCCACGCCAGGTTGCTTTGGCCCAGAAAGGCAACGCCTGGAAGATGGCGAAACATCAGGTGCGAACGTTGGTCAGAACCAGCGTCAACGCCACGTCAAACGCTGCAAGCCTGCAGGTCTACAAGGCCAACCCAAAGCTCACGAAGAAGTACAGGTGGATTGCCACGCTGGACAGCAACACCACGGCCATCTGCCGAAACCTTGATCAGCAGGAGT